GTCGTAATCTTGATGTGCAGTTCTAATAATGTCAAGTGTCTTATCTTCAGATAATGTCTGCGCGGCATTATATGCCTCACTTACCATAGGTCCGTATACACGGGAAATTTCATTGAACACATGTGTAACGAGCTGCTGGTACTCTGCACGACGTTTCAGCGCCTCCCCTTTGGTAATGTCCGGCCAGTCCTCCTCATACTGCTCCAGAAATTCTTTTTCGGTAGCGTTGTACATTTCTGGCGTAGCCGCTGCTGCCGCAGGCGGTACTTCCGCCGCAGGTGCTGCTTCTGCGCGTTGGCGCTCAAGTTCTTTGAACCGGGCTTCCCAATCTACTGCAGGAGGCGTCGCTGGTACCTGGGTGTCCGGCTCAGCTTGTACTGGTGGAGTATCCAATTGCGTACCTGTGTCGATGTCACTGGCCGCACTGTCGTCTTCAATAGCAGCCGCAGCGGCGGCAGGCTCGCCAAGGATTTCCGTAGCTGCAGTTTCAGCGCTGACCGCATCGACAGCTGGGGGAACAGCTGCATCTGCGTCGGGCAAGCTGCCCTTGTCCAGTAGCGCGTCAAACGCATCCGTAAACTCATCATAATTATTCGCCTCTGGTGCTAGGTTATCTTCGTGTTCCATCTCTATTCCCTCTCTATGATTTTGGTATTACACGATCTGCTATGCTTAGTATGCTTAGCAGCTTCTTATATGCCTTGGCTTCCCCCTGCAGGATTGGGATATCCTCCCCCCGGGCCGATATTAGGCTGTTCTTGCATACCTCCAACTCGTTGTCCAGTATCGCCTGGAGAGCCAACCCCGACGGGTTGTACTGGCTGTTGAACAGCTCCTTGCGGTACTCCACCACCTGCTCTCGCGTGAGCAACCTGTGTAGGTGTGACATCTTTTTCCAGTCCTTTCATGATAGTGTTATATGTTGCCGCATCTGCCATCGCGGTATTCTTGTCACTCTGGGTAAGCTGCTTGACGGACGATGCCAGTAACTCACGTATCTCAGCACGTAGCATTTCTTCCTGCTGGTCAGCCTGCTTCTGTGCTGCAGCATCACGACTGGCTTCACGCGTCTTCGCATCCTCTGCTGAGCACAGCACTTTGCCGATGTCTACGTCTCTAGTAGCCATACGGTCTTTTGCAAGGTCGTACCAGTTTATGTATATCTGTTCTTCTGGGCGCAGGGTGTTGACCAGATTATCATACGCCATGCCACGTGTCTCTTTGGCGATGAGGCTGGTTGACCCGTGTGTCACTACCTGGAAGTCACCCTGTATTTCTGGGCGAGTGTTGAAGTGCTTGTTGAACGCGACTAACGACGCGAACACAGACTGCGTGAACAAGTCGAAGTTACGCACTACATCCTTAAACGGCAGTGCAGCATCTCCACGTATCATGGATGCCCCCGCAGCGGTACGGAATGGCTCCGACGGTCCTTTCTGCATATCGCCACCAGTGGCTGCGTTGATGAAGGTCTCGGTGTCCGCGAATCCTTGGAACATTGTGCTAATCTTCATCAGCTCGTCGATGTGGCTATCGACGTTGATGTTCTTAATGGCTGGGTATTGAGCGTCCTGGCCAGTGCCTTCGCGGTAGAATATCTTGTGCGCGTGGACTGAGTTGAGGTCCTGGTCCAGCCGTAGCAGGTCAGTGTTCATCTCGGTGATCGGGCCGCACACGACTGAGCCATTATCCATAATCATACGTGTTGTCGCTGATACCCCCATCTGGGAGTCGCGCATGATGTTAGGTAGCCCGTTGCCGAGTATGGAGCTATCATCTTCCTCGAACACGAAGTGGTGGAACGTGTTGACGCGTACGTCAGGCTCTACCATAGCCCAAGGACTCATAGTTGCCTTAATAACCGTGTTTCCCAGCACCCAGACGACAGCTTCAATCATGTCTTCCAGGTTCTCGTCCGCAATATCAACACCTGCCCCTTTCAGATATGCGCCAGATAGATACCCGTCCCAAGCGATGATTTCATACTTGCGCCCTGTGGTATCGTTCACGTTTATCTGTACGCCTAGTGTCTTCAGTTCAGACTCATAGGTACGCCGTACATAGTTACCAGTTGTGTTGTCGGTTAGATACTTAATGATAGCACCATTCAAAAAGTCTGGCCTATCCGCCAGCTCGCGTATCTGTCTGCGGCTCATCACCATGCGAGTGAACTGCCCATCCATCTGGTGCAGGAACTTAGCCGACATGTCTGGGTAATAGTCCCATACGGTCACTGCCTCAAACTGTGGGCGTAACGCCTCCACAGTTATTTGTGTGATGCTACCATCGGGGTTACGCTGCCAACGACGCTGTGTCTGTGCCTTGGCGAACGGGCCATGCAGTATGCCGATACCATAGGTGATACCCGACATGAGAACTTTGCGGCAGAGCGCTACGTAGTCGACCATACGATCGCCACCTATCTCGTCCAGCTGGTCTTCTATCTCGGTAGTTAGGTTGGCTGCACGCACGGAAGCGAAGTCACGTATGGCGGCTTCTATCTGGTCATCCGTAGGCACTGTCGCCTGCCCTGTAGTCTGGTCAGGCTGCTGCAGCTGCATCAGGATAGACGCCAAGTCCTCTGCTTCTAGGTTAGGTACCTTGGATGGCTCGATACTCCAGTTACGTTCGCTGCTGGGGAATAGCAGGTTCATCATGCGTGACAGCATGGATACACACTTAACACGTGTCAGTTTCGGGTATGCCTGTGACCGGTTAGGGTCTAACTGCTTCTCTATGTCTGGGTCATACACACCTAGGAACTGCCGCAGGTTACGCATCCAGCGCAGCTCTGCTATACGTCTATCAGACTCGTATTGCGCAAAGTCTTTCGTCATGCGCTGCCCCAACGCTGCAATCACTGTGTCGTTCAACACAGGCGCTACGAGGGGTGTTGCCATTTGGTTAGCGTCGGGGGTAATCATTCAAGCTCCAGTCATAGGTCAGGTGCGTGTCATCGTACAGCATAACTGTTCTTAAATACAGGGGGTCTGAATGTGGACGTGCCGCCCCGTGCTGCCCGTGCGTCCGCTGCTGTTACGTATCTACACAGATACCCAAACGCATCCCCCGGGTGGGAGTACGCATTTTTCTCGGGGGCAGCACTGCGCTCCTGCTTTTTCCCCACGCTATACCGCCATCCACCAGTGAGTGCTCGTATCAGGACCTTACAGCTCGGGTCAATCAGCAACGCCGGGCCTTCCGCGGTCAGCCGGGTAGTGAAGTGCTCTATCGCATCCAGCCGAATCTGCAGTCGGTTGTTGTCTTCACTGCCTGGAGGGAACTTTACCGCCCAGAATGCCTTGTTTTTCGCGGATTTCAGCACATCCACGACTGTTTTCTCATCCGTCTGTACCCTCGATTTCGCTGCTGGGTCAGGTGAAATAATGACTTCGTACCCCGAATATCGGGCTTTTAACAGTGGTTTTAGCCTATCCGCGCACAGTCTTTCGGCACCATAGTCCTGTTGTACCAGCTCATCGAGCACAACTAGCCTTCCATTCAGGTCCATCTGCCCAACTATCATGGCACTGGACACGCCTGGGTCGAACCCGATGACGAGTGGCAGGTGTGGATTGGCGTGTAGCGACTGCTTGGCTACGTGTATGTCGTGTTTGAACGTAGGGATGACTGGCTTACCATCCAGACTGTACCCCCAACGCCCTTCTATATACTGCATTATCCACTGCGGGGTCTTGCCTTTAGCCAGATTGGTGTAATACTCCTGCTGCCCCGGCAGATTGTCCAGGTTCTCCGCATCTTCGGAAAAGCCTGACGGCTGGGTGAACAGGATGACGTTCTCTGGCAGCTTCTCATGCAGGTAGTCGTACCACCACGAGTCTTCGTCACCCGGGTTACTCGCACCCCACATGCCCCAATTCGTAGCGCCCCCGTCTTTCTTCGGTGGGTAGCGTCCGACACGAGCAGACAGTGCTTCCACGATGCTCTTGTCTATCTGTACAAACTCATCCAGTATAACAAAGGTCACCTCCAATGACAGCACGCGTGCCACGTCGTCTGGCGTATCGAGCGGGCGGAACAATACCTCACACTCCACGTCTCCAAACTTGAGCAGAAACTTTTTCTCCGTAGCTCGCCAGTTGCCTGCCTGCCCATCCTTGAACCAATAGTTCCACGAGCTTATCGTGGTATCGTTCAGCTGTGGTGCGGTGTTACGTACGATCACAGCACGAGTACGGCGTATGCCGTCTACTGGGCTAGGCGCCTGCAGGCTGGCCATAAACGCGAGCTTGAAGAAAATACCCGTCGTCTTACCTGACCCTACCGGCCCAATGATCCAGTCGAAGAACAACTCGTGCGGGGTGTAGTGGGTTATGAAGTCCCGAACGGTTGGTGGGGGTGTGTAATTGACGCCGTCTGCAGCCATCTATTCGTCACCTTCTATGCGTCGTGCTGTTGAGTTTATACTTGTCGGCGCGGGGCGACTGCTGACTGGCGTAGCCCCTAGATTTATATTGATCTGGAACCCTGACCCTGCAGCCACTACTTCGCCTCCGCCCTTCTGCTCATACCCTGCCCATCGGGTTACGTTCTCTATCGCCTTAACTGCCACTGCTGCTGGGGTGAGAGGGTCGTGTATGAGCTTGTGTAGTTTGGCTAGAGCGTCATCACTGATGAGCTGCGCCTTAGTCTTGAAGGATACGCCCTCCTTACCGACGTTGTCCACTGCTTCTTGGTAGGAGCGTATGAACTGTGGGTGCTGCATCAGCTGCTTGAACTCGTCCTTACTAATATTGTATGCAGCACAGATATCAGGCAGGGGCGCAGTGCGTAACGCCAGCTCCACGAACAACATCGGCGGGAACCCCAGGTATACCGGGTTGTCAGGATGCGTAGCACCCCACTGGTTACTCACCTGTGTTGTGTCGAGTACGTCGCTGCTCATTGCCAGCCCTCACTCGGGTTAGGTACTTCGTTCGGATTTCCGCAGCTTTGCCCGGGTTCTTGGCTATCCATGCGGCGTGCTTATCAGTGGCACAGGCTTTGCAGTAGTAGCTGAGTCCATCGGGGGTCTGCCGGTTAGCCCCAAAGTCCACAGTGGGTAGCACTTCCTGGCAGCACGAACATTTTTTGGTGACGTGTGTATTCATGAACGTACTATAGGTATGTGGGGAGAAGTTGTCAAGAGGTATATAAGTGTTGTAAGTGTTGGGGGTATACAAGGTATATAAGTAGTGTAAAAATCTTGGAGATTTTATATAAGGTATACAAGGTATACAAGGTATACAAGGTATACAAGGTATGTAAGTAGTGTAAAAATCTTGGAGATTTTATATGATGTACCATGAAGGAGTATAGGGGCGTGCGCACGGCAAAACCCCTTCGGGGGGTAGGGTTATAGCAAACAATCCTTTTATTTATCGTGTTGATTTTGATTGCTTTTTTCCTGCATAGGTGTATAATGGCTCTATCAGTTGAGCAATACCGCCTGATTGATACGGTGTTCTAGAACACTGTCTGATTCTCTACTTAATTAAAAGGATTTATATATCATGACTACAATCAATAACACAGTAACTACTTATGACACTATCGCATTGGGCGAAACAATTGGCGATGCTATCGTCAGTCAAGGTGTACATGACGCGCAAGCAAACATGGGCAAGAATACCCTGAAAGATACTATCCTCAACAGTATTTTAGAACTGCGCACTTATCACATTTCCCAGAATGGAGAACAGCAAGCCAGTTACATAGCTGGCTGTATAGCCTTGTTCGGAGACGGCATATATAATGCCAAAAACTACGTTGCGGGTAGTGTGCGACTATCAGTTGAATCCAGCTTACAAGCCAGAAAATTAGCACATAAAGCGGCATTTATGAAAGCGCGTGGAGTTACCGCTAAAAAGCCAGCCAGTGAAGCGGATTTGCTGGCGTATGCGGGTATTGCCAAGGTATTGGATTTTGAAGCCGATAAGGTTATAAGCGGGTTAAAGTCTGCACTGATGCGGGCGCGTATGATTTACAAGGCGGCATGGGCTAACCCTGCGATTGTGGCGGATAGTAGCGGCGCGTATCGTGGGCTTAATGCCATATACTCCGACGCGGCCGACATAGTTAAAACGGGCGCGATTACCACGAAACAGCCAGCGCAAACATCCACAGATAAAGGGGCGGCCGCCCCAAGCGGTAAGCCTACGAACAATCGGGAAGCATTAGAAATGATTGTTGCAAGTGAAAGCCCGTCAACCGTTCTGGCTTGGGTAATTGAGCTACTATCGTTAGAACCAGCCTATGCAAAGAAACACGCGTTGCAACTCAAAACCCTGGAGGCTCTAAAAGCTCAGCTATAATCTAACCTATAACCTCTCAGCCCACTGGTAAAACAGTGGGCTTTTTTGCGTCTGCAAAATCCTTGCCCACGGCTTGCCGTGGGTTTTTTTCGCCCTGAATTTTCACGGTGTGCTGACACACCGTAGCCGCGCGAAGCGCGATACCGTAGTAACAAACGTGTGGCAAGTGTGTATGGTACAGACATAGGGAGCACAACAGTGTGCTGGCACACTGCATACACACGTAGGCGATACCGTAGTAACAAGCGCGAGCGTAACGGTGTGCTGGCACACTGTGTCATACAGACCTATGGAGTAACATACATGATACACGTGTAGGGAGCGATAACTAACAAATTCGATGAATAGACAAAAATGCAAATATGCGTGATACGGATATAGGGAGCGATAAATACGAAAGTCGATGAATCATATTGGATAGGTGTGTATGGAGTAGCACACGGCAAAATAATAAAAACGCATATCGCCAAATAGCATCAAGATTTCAAGAATAGGAAAAAAACTTATATACAGCCACCACTTTTATGGGGTGGAAATGTCCACGAAATCAACAGGTTATAAAGGTGGACACCACTTGAATAATTTACTGCTTTTTTGGTTGTGTTTTTATCGCCGCTGGAAGCCACGGGTTATATAGGAAAAAATAAATACTCTACGGTAAGTAATACGATTAAACAATAAAGCAGACAAAAAAAAGGGTGTGTTTATACGCGCGCGAGGCATACAAGGTATAATAGTAAATTGCATGGAAAAAAGTAACAACAATGACATAAAAGTTATACAAGCCCCATAATATAATAACACCGCCTTTTCCAGACTGCTTTTTCTGGTTAGTTGCTTAATCGGTTGCTGTTCGTGGCTTACAAGCCACCACCTTTTTCAGCCTACCCACCCAAGTTCAGCATTTCATATGATATAAGTGTATGATTACAGGCACTAAGCAGACGGATAGACAGCTAAACAGCATAATGATTTTTGACCCCCGAAATAATGCTATTTGCTCAATCTCGTTTCTATTTGGCACTTTTCGTTTCTATTTGAGTGGATAACCCGCATTTCGTATCTATTTGGAACCCCTTGACATATACACCTATAGAGCGTATAATAGTATCTAAGTGGGAGAGGTATCTCAACCACCTGCACAGTGTGCCAGCACACTGTGGAATCTGAAACACTAACTTACTTATTTGGAGAACATCATGCTACACCTACTAAACACCCGCATCGAAGAACTGTACAGCCTGTCCAGTGCAACGATGGACGAAATGTATGCAAGCAACACACGCATCAATCACATTCGCGAGTTCACCTCACACGTGGACGCAGAGAACTTCTTATTTGAATGCAACCACCACTGCACCGTGGAAGATTACAGCGACCCAGACATGGGCGCATTTATCCTAGTTATGTGGGAGGCATAATGAACATGCCTCGTAAACCCACTACAAACGCCGCCAGTGCACCCAATCGCTTTGGCAACACCAACACAGCCAACAGTGTGCCAGAACACTGTACAGCGCCAGCACCGACCCCACAGACCCACATGGTTGTGACCTTCGGGTGGGGCAACAAGTACCTACTGCCACTTGAAGCCGCGTTAGATTTACAACGCATCATGGCGCAGGCGGTACGAATGGACAGCGCCTATAACTTAGTAGGTAGCCATGACCTATGGGTGCGTAGCATGGCAAACACAGATGTGGTCGCGAGCTATATATCCCTAGGCGACGAGTATGTTTTAGATAGAACAGCCGCTGACCGAGACATTGTAGATTATGTCATCGCGTACAGAGCCACCAGAGAACTAGGCGGAGATGACGCAGTAGCAGGCATGACCTTCGCCAAATGCATATCGGAAAAAGGAGCAACATCATGAGAATCCCACAACAGATAGCAAAACACGCATCAGATGTGATAGTGGCATTTGACCCAAGCACTTGGTCAGTGCGACTGCATAACGCGGTAGCTAAGTACCTACGAGGCGGACTCATAGTTGGTAACGGCTCTGCCGCACAGATAGCCGTCGCGTACAAACAAAACATCAACACACCCACGGTGTACACATACGGGTACGGCGGGGTATGGTGGGCTAACATACCCAAGGAGCACGACCTCTGGGACCAGCTAACGGATTTAGTTACCACGGTACAGCTACGTGGTGAAACTCGCAATCGCTACTGGATGGACAGGATGGATGGAGTGCGGGCGGTGATTGCCGAGCGCCGGTCAAGTGGCGGCGTGTACTATGGGGATAAAGAGGACGTGGCTGCGATAGTACGCCCAACGCTACCCGAGATAGAGATGCCTACTGGGGCATTCACCATCAAATACGAGCAGTAGCCCGAACAACCAACCCAGCACACGGTGTGCCAGCACACCGTGCAAACATAAGGAGCAACATCATGAGCAACATCATGAGCAACATACGAAACCACGTCATGCTAGGCAGGCTATCCTTTAGCGGCTGGGCAGGAGAGATTAAAGACAGCACCTCTAGCCGCAAGATAGAGGCAGACAACGGCGCGGTAGAGGGTGCATCCAAGGCTAAGAAAGTTCTATTGCCTGGTGTAGTCGAGTTGGAGGCCATACAGAAATTCGCCGCCGCCACCCGTACATGGTGGCATGGCGTATCAGTACCGTGGGAGGATGGGGGCGCAAGGGCGTACAGTGCCGCCCGACACATCGAGTTGCTCACCGACATAGGTGACAGGCAGAGAGAGTATGACCGCCTAGTAGATGCGTTCGTAGCGAAGTATCCGACGGCGTATGCCGAGCAACAGTTCAGGCTTAACCACTTGTTCGATGTGGCGGACTATCCAGAGCCTAGCACCATACGGGATAAGTTCGCCTTTAACTTCCACATCCGCCCGATAGCGGACGCCGAGGACATACGGGTGATCGAGGGATTGACCAACCAAGAGGCGGACAGGCTGGTAGCACAAGCCAAGGACGCCGAGAAGGAGCAGGTACAAGCGGCGGTAGATGACGCGTACAGGAAGCTATACAAAGTAATCAAAGCCATGGCGGATAAGCTCGCCGTACCTGTGGGCGAGAAAGGTAGTATCTTCCGCGATAGCCTGATTAGTAACATACGAGACCTAGCCGAGGTAATGCCCGGACTTAACATAACCAATGACCCACAACTTGATGCCCTAGCGGCGAAGGCTATGCAGTTAACCGAGTACACAGCCGAGGACTTGAAGTCGTCAGGGCTACGTGCCGAGGTGCAGAAACGTGCGGCTGAACTGGCTGGCATGTTCACTACGGTATCGCAACCAGCACCGACGGTGTGCCAGAACACCGTGGACACACCAATACAAGACGCCGCTGTCGCTGTGCTGGCTGGCATAAATTGGGACGAATAGGAGAAAATCATGGGGTATAGGAGCGAAATAGCCTACTACATAAGAGGCACGGAGGAAGACATAACCACACTGTTTGCCACGCATAGCCTGAAGTACGAGGGCGACCCTGCGGTGTACAAGGAGTGCATGGGGGAGCTACGGATAACGACTAGGGGCGTATACTTCCACACCGTAAGCACTAAGTGGTACGACGAATATCCTAAGGTGCAGTGGCACTCGAAATTGTGGAATTTAGCGTGGGACATGGAGAACGCGGGAACGCTCGCGATCACCGGTCAGCTTATACGCGTGGGTGAGGACGACGATGACGATGAACAGCATCGCTTTGGGGGCATATCGGAACAGATATACATAAGCCGTAAGATTGAACTAGACGACGTGTTCCCTGCGTTTCCAGCCGTAACCCCTTGACATATAGGGGTATATAAGGTATAATAGTTATATGAATCGGGCAATTTGATATACAAATTACGGTGTGCCAGCACACTGATACGGAGGCAATATGATTCACTTAGCACTAACCTTTATCGTCGGCATGATGGACTTTAGAGTGAACTACCCGCACTACATACCAAACAAGCGAGTGCGGGATATGTACTACAAGGGGCAAGACTTTGCCCACACACTAACCTTTAACTACTGGAGAAACAAATGAGCAACGGTAAATTTAATTTCACTGGCACAGGACACGGCGGGGTAGTAAGCACCCGTGCAGTCGAAGCCGCACTCGGCCACCACTTTCAGCCACAAGGCAACATGGACGAGCTACTCGCCACGCTCATGGCGGCTGACGTGACTACGGTATTGCCTGACGGTGTGCTGGCACACGGTTGGTGCGCTGACCTGAGTGTGTTGGAGTTAGCACAGGAAGTATTCGGCATGGCGGTGATGCTGGACGAGTATACGCGATT